ACCAAACACGTTTTATCTTTCGATATGCCGAACTTTGTGACCAAGTGTCGAATCACCCATAATCTTCCTCGACTCATTCAAAATCCAACTTACCAAAAAATCTTATCTTACATGGAGGTGCAAAATGGAAATCAGTCTGGAGCGTAGTGCAAACGTTTTGGAACCTGGCAAATATACCGTTTACCCGATTAAAATCTCCCCTGGAGAGGGTAATTCTGGGTATCCGTATATCCAGGTCGTTTGGATGGAATTACAAAGCCAGCAGCTTATTTGGGATTACTTGTCGCTTTCTCCGAAGGCACGCTGGAAATTGGATGCGATCTTAGATCTGATCGGTGCTCCGACCTCAGGGAAGGTTTCCCTAGAGCAGTTGGAGTCGACCTTAAAGAAATTCACTTTCCAAGTGTCCGTAATCCAGGAGAAATACGAATCCCGCTGGCAAAACAAAGTGAAAGGATATCTGACAGTGTCCCTGCTGGACGAAGAGGAAATCCAGCAATTGGAGGAAGTTTCCAAACCGATCTTGGAACGTCTGTCTAAAGCTTCCGAAGATATCGACATTGTGGAGCCGATGCAGGACGTTCTAATTCCTCCCAAGCAGGGTGTTTTCGAGGATTTACTCAAAGAGTTGCAATGAAGCTGGTAGTCTTAGATCTTGGGATAAACACAGGTATAGCTTGGCTACGGAAGGACGACAAAGTGGTTTATTACAGGACTACTTGCGTCCCTTTACAGGAATCCACTAAAGTCGTCCTTCCAGACCCAGAGGTTTTATATGTGATCGAAGATTTCCCTGTTTGGAAATCCGTGAAATACGTTAAAACGTGGATAAAAGACCTTTTGGAAAACTTTGGAGTAAATACTTTGTGGATCAGACCTGACGTGTGGATGCATTCCATGCGCAGGTACACAGAGCACTTGCCCAAACCCGGAACCCCACACGAACGAGACGCTTTGTGGCTTGGGTTATACACTTTAGAGCAGCAATGCAAAGAGAAAAAAGGAGTGCTACAGTGGGATATAAGAGTCTCGCAATTTTAGGGTCTGGTGCTTCCTCTGCGGTGGTGGCTTATGTTTTCCGACAGATTTTTCCGCAAATAGACATTGACATCTGGACGATGCGGAGAGAAGTCGTGGTTTACCCGTTTACCAGCATCGAAAGCGAATACTTCGAAAAAAAGTTTCCCTTGTTGCCGCGAATACTCTGGAAAATAAACTGGACGGTATCTCCTGAAGACTACAAAAAGAATCGCTGGGGAGATTTGCACCATTTAGTTGGAGATTCCAATTTGTCCAAGGAATATCCAACAGGTCAAAGGTATTACTTGGAGCCGCAAATTCTGTGTAATTGGCTCATCGGGATATCCGATGTGCATTGGAAACTTTTATCCAGTCCATTTACTCAAGAGGAAATTCATAGTCTTACGGAGAAGTACACATGGGTTGTGCAAACCTTTCCGAATCCAAAGCATGCACAACCAGTCTGTTGGGAATGGATTGTCGCATTTCCTAATGGAAATTGTCCAGAAGAGAAAACTCTGTGCCTGACCCATGGAGGAAATCCACCGAAAACTCGATGTTGGGAATACGGAAAGATTAGATTCCAGGAATATCGTATCCACTACGAACCACCGATTTTCCCTGATGAACTTTATCGAATAAAGTTTAAAATCCTGCACCCTAGCACAAAACCAATTTCTCCCGTGGATGAGTTGTTTCCGAACCTTATTTACATTGGCAGATATGCCTTGTGGGATTTTTCTTTTTCCATTGAATCCATACCAGATTTGCTTTACAAAATATTAAATACTGATTAAGGAGGTTGCTATGGACGAAACGAAAGAATTACAAATGTTCGATTCTTATTGTGCGCAAGGGAGAGAAATCTTCGTGCGCAAAAACAAAGAATACGGTGGATCTTATCACTGGATGGGTCTAATTGGAGTGGTAAGCGAGATCGCTGGGATTTCCATGCGGTTGGTGAGTGCAGTTTTCCAGAATTTTGGAAATATCGAACCCAATCGAGATTCAGTAAAAGACGCTTTGTTGGATCTGCACAATTACGCCAACATGGGTTTAATTTGTCTGGAAAACGATAACATTCTGGGAGAATTTCTGCAAGGAGCTAAAAAACGATGAAGCCAAAAATTTTAGTCCACCAAGAACCTTATAAAAACAAAATTTTGCGCTGGTTCGCAGGAGTTACGGCAGAAGTGCATCTGATTAGCATGACGCCCAATCCCAAAAAGTTGATCGCCCTCGGAATGCGCGCCTACACTGGACATTACGAGACAGACATTCCAGAGGACTTGGTAGAACCGTTCTTTCGAGATTCCAGGACAGCTTTGGCGACACCTTTGGAGTGGGTGAATTTTGTTTTCCTCCTTAAGGACGTTCCAAGGTTTTTCACCCATCAGCTTGTGCGGAACAGGATTGGGGTTTCGTTTGTGCAGCAGTCAACTCGCAACAAAACGGAACAGCTTTACTTCGATTTCCTTGTCCCACCTTCCTATGTTCGAGCAGGACATGACCTGGAGAAAAACTCGGATTTAAACCAGCTAATACAAGCCAACTTGGCAGCCGCCAGAGTGATTATCGACGCTTACCATACCGAGCACTTGTCTGCCGAGGATGCTAGATTCGTTTTGCCGCATAATTTTTTAACCCACATTTACTGGCAGACAAATTTGGTCGCTCTTAATAGAGTGTTCGATAAACGTTTCTGCTGCCAGGCGGAGAAAACGGTATGGCTCCCAGTCCTGTTGCAGATTATGCGATTATTGCAATCGCAGTGTCCAGGTTTGGAACAGGTTTTGTCTTCTCCGTTTTTGCGAGGTGAAAGTTGTGGTTATACCGCAAGCTTCGACAAACCCTGTGTATGGAAAGGAAAGACTCGGGAGGAGATCCTGAATGAATCGATATCTGATTCTGGATCTTGAAACGACTGGGTTGGATTGGTGGAGAGAAAAAATTGTAGGAATAGGTATAAGGTTGGAGCCAGAGGGTAGGGAAGAGTTTTTTCCCTACCCTGACCCTGGGTGGCTTAGGGAATACTTGCTGGAGTACAGAGATCGAGTATGGATCGGGCACAACATTAAGTTTGACTTACTTTTTGTGAATTACCCTCCAGAGGTTGTTTACTCTTTACAGATAAGAGACACCATGGATATGGTGCACTTGTACGATTCGAGACTTTCTAAATCTTTGGTAGAAGTGGAAAAAGAGTTCCTTGGATCGGAAACAAAATTCTGGCACCTACATCAGGAAAACAAGCGGAAAATAAAATCTTGGGACTTGGATAAAGTAAAAGAATATTGTCTGAACGACGTGCTGATAACTTGGAACGTTTTCAGAAAATTAGAACCAGAATTGGAAAAACTGGAAGTTTTCCACATTTTCCGCAAAAACATGGAATTGCTTAAGGTGTTATACGAAATCGAATACTTTGGATTCCTTTTCGACAAAGAGGAAGCCGATCGCAGTGTCAAAATTTTGGAAGAGAATCTAAAATTGCAGGAAGAGCAATTTTTCCAAAAAGTCGGTGTAAGGTTCAACTGGCGTAGCCATAAGCAGTTGAGTTATTACGCTTATGATTATCTGGGTTTTCCACGACCTGAGAACCCTTTTTTGGATCCGATTACAGGGGAAGACTTGGGTCGCAATCCAGAATCGCGCAAATATAACAGCACTATGGTGTCCAGTTCCATATTGGTCGGCAAAGCAAAACACCCCTGGGCTTTGGACATCCAGTTCTTGCGGGAAACGGACAAGGCAATAGATTTTATCCAGCGTCTTAGCAGTTTGACCGACGACAAAAACTTTCTGCACTCTTCTTTTAATATTAGTGGAACCCGGACAGGTCGAATAAGTTCCAGCAGACCCAACTTGCAAAACATTATGAGTGGGATGCGAGGGTTTTTTTTGTCTTCTTCGTTTATGGATGCGGAAGCTGTGGAAGCTATTCTGAACCGCAGCCAAGCTTACAATGTGCGCAGACTTTTTATCGCTCGACCAGGGTACAAAATTGTTAGCATCGATTACAAGCAAATGGAGATGCGTATGTTTGGAATTGTTTCCAAAGATCCCCATATGCTGGAATTTTTACAGGCAGGCACAGATATCCACAGTCAAATCGCGCAAAGGGTCTGGGGTAAAGCTGACGAGATAACCCGCGATTGGGCTAAGCAGATCGGGTTTGGCTTGATCTATGGTATGACGATGGGGTCGTTGCGCTTTCGGCTAAACCTTACTCTGGAGGAGGCTAAAAAAATCACTTCCGATTACTGGAACACTTTTCCAACCATTCGACCCTGGCTTTTCGGAGTGGTGGAAGAGTGTAAAAAGAAAGGTTATTTGCGATACTGGTCAGGTAGAATTTGGAGAGAGGACAAAGTAGAAAAAATGTATCGTGGAGCCAATGCACTGATCCAGGGAGGATGTGCAGATCTGCTTTCCGTCGCAGTGCTACGGGTAAACAATTACATCAAGCGCAACAATCTGGATATTCGCATGGTAAATCTAGTGCACGACGAGATAGTCTTTGAAATGCGAGAAGAGGATTTCGAGCACATTCCAAAAATTGCCAGCATCATGCAAGTGGAAGACTTGTTTGGAATACCTTTTATTGTGGACGTGAAAATCGGCAGATCTCATGGAGAATTGGAGTCGTATGGAAAATCTGATACAGGAACTGGAAAACAGATTTTTTCACAATAGGTTGAACTATGCGGTAGCACAAATCGGAGCCAGTCGTCTGGCGTATTATCCAACCAAACAAGAAATAACCACAGAAGCAATCGAAAAGCATCTAAACGGTGAGATTGCTATTGCAGTTTTCCCGATTTTCGAGAACACGGTAAAATGGATGGCTTTCGATATCGATTCGAACAACTCTGTGGTAAGTGCTTTCGATGCGCAAAGACTTTCCGATTTTTTATCTTCCATGTCCATTCCCCACATGGTGGAGTTCAGCGGCAGGAAAGGATATCATGTATGGATACTTTTGGAAGACAAAATTTCTTCTTCCGTAGCTTTTACATGGTTGCAGCAGATATTGCTTAACTTTAAACATTCTGCCAGGATCGAAATTTTCCCAAAGCAACCATCTATCAGAATATCGGCTATGGGAAACCATCTAAAATTGCCTTTGGGGTTACACCCTGTTACCAAGAATCGATCGTTTTTCGGTAAATTCAATTCCACGGGTGAATTCCTCCCAGAGGAAAATTTCGAATGGCAAATTTGCTCGATAGAGGATTTGCACAAGCAATTACCATTGTCTTCTTCCGAACAGTTGGCTACGATTTTGTCCCAGTATTGGACAGAGGGAAGTCGACACTCCATGGCTTTAGCTTTGTCTGGGTTTTTAGCAAAAACGGGCTGGTCACAAGTGCAAACCATCAATCTGATAACGGAAATATGCAAAAAGTCTGGCGACGCAGAATTGGAAAACAGATTAACTTGTGTTCGGGATACTTATAAACGTTTTGTGAGAGGAGAGCCAACCCTTGGATACAGTCAACTTGTGGATTTACTGCCTGTTACAAAGCTAAAAGAGATCCTTGCACTGGTTTTCGACACGTTACCCCAAGAGCAAATCCGTCTAATCGATCGAATCCGACTGGAAAGGAAACCATCTTTCTTAAAAGTGCGAGACATAACAAAAATTTTGCACACCCATTTACTGGACAATGGCAAAATATTCTACGACTCCGCTCGAGACCAGTTATTCTGGTTTTCTCCGCAACAGAATGTAATTCCTCTGGAATCTCCAGAGTTTTTCTATTATTTGTACAAAGAATTCGGGATCTCTGTCGCAGAGGATTTTGGACGGAAAGTTTTTAAGGACGTTACCTTACTTTGTTCTAAAGAAGCAGAATCTAAAAGAGTACATTTAATAAGCCATTGGGACAGCGCAAAAAAGGTTTTATATGTAAACCCAGAGGGGAACAAAGTTTTCGTTCTAAACGGAGAAACCATTCTGCAGCAAAGCAACGGGGAGGAAGTTTTCTTCCAAACGCGTATGCATTTGGATTTGGACTGGTCGGATTGGAAAGAAATTGACGTGTGGTCTGTCTTGTCAGATGACTTGACTTTCCAATCTTCTGAGCTAGCCAGCGCATCTCCGGAGGAGCAAGTACAGTTGCTCCGTTTGTGGATTTTGTCTATTTTCTTCCCGGAGTTGATGCGGACGAAACCTTTGCTGTTAGTGGTTGGAGATCCAGGATCTGGGAAAACCACTGCTGTGCGCAGGATTATAAAACTTATCGAGTCACCTGAATTGGATGTTTTGGAATTTGTTTGGGACAAGCCCGATGCGCTCAGGACTTCCATAACCCACCACAGGGTTTTGTGCTTGGATAACATGGAAAACACACGGAGCAACTGGTTGCTAAATATATTGGATGCGATTTCCACAGGATCCTCGATCGAACTCCGAAAACTTTATTTTACCAACGAGATGGTTCGGTTGAAACCTGATTGCTATGTAGCCATAACGGCTATCAGCTCCCCGTTTTCCGAAGAGTCGTTTTTCGATCGAGTTTTGCCCATTGACTTGCGCAGAATCAAAAACCCTTTGCCAGAGTGGGAAATCCAAGAATATCTGCAAAATAACTGGAAATACTTGTGGTGTGACATGTTGCAAAAGCTAAACAAAGTTGTCAGAGAAATTCAAACCTATCCGTCTAAAGAAATTATCCGCTTGCGGATGGCGGATTTTGCATCTCTTGCTAGCAGGGTAAAGACAATTCCTCCCAACATTTTGGACTATGAGATTTTACAGAGCGGTTTAAATAACCTTTCCAATAGACAAGTGCAAAAAATGGCGGAAGAGAGTCCATTTGTTACGATCCTGCTGGAGTGGCTGGAACGGTATCCAAAGGAATCCAGAGAGTTTAAAACTCTACGGGAACTCTCTGACGATCTCATTCCAATCGCAAAATTTCGAGGACTAAAATGGAAATGGTCTAGCACGGTAAGTTTAGCCAACCATTTGCGTGCGATCGAGTTGGAATTGGACAAACTAATCGGTGTGGAGATCAAAATGGATAGAGTGAATGGAAGGAAGGTGGAAAAATACAGATTTGGGTATAAGCTATATGGAAAAAATGCTGGAGAGGAATACTGATCCAATACTAATCAAACATTAATCAAATTTTAATCTTATTTTAAGGTATTTTTACAGAAATCCGCTATAATATAGACATAATATCCATAGAAAGGAAGGAATCTAAAAATGAACATAAATTCAAAAAAGGTGATCATAACAGCAGGATCAGAATACGGAGAATTTGTTTGTGAATTCGCAATCGAAGACGGAATCCTCTGCCTTACCCGTATGGACGGGGATGGCAATCTGGCAGGGAACTCTTTGATTCTGGAATTCGAGCAAGAGCATGTGGATAACATCTACGACTTGCGGAAAAAACTAATAAACGAAGTCCGCCACAGGGCAGAACGTTGTGGTTGCCATCGTTGCCAATACGATGTCCGCATCGAATTTGTGTGATTCGGAAGAAAGGAGTTCTGAAATGGAAGAATTGTATTTTGAAGTCGAAAAAACCAGAACAGGTCGACCAGCGATCTGGGTTGGGGGTGGTTCAACAAGCAATAAATTCCGTGCCAACTTCGTACTGCGAAATGGGAAGTTGGCTAATCCGATCTTTATTCGGGTTTCTGGTCACCGTTGTAACGGTGACCAATGTTTGGTTGGTTTGCAGAAGGGGGATATTCTCGTCGATATTAGTGGTCGTAGACCTGCATCTCCAATCAACCCTGATATCTATTTAATCTCCCGTCGAATAACAGACTTCGAAAACGATAACGAAAATAGACTGCTAGCAAAGTACGAATTCGTTGACCTTTCTGTCGACGACATTCCACCCTCCGTATGGGAGGGATCGAATATCTACCACAATCGGGATGGGACTTACTTCGTAGGTAGGTAATTCCCACTCCCATTGCCGTTCTAAGGCACAGGGTCCGGGACTATCTCTGAAGATAGTCTCGGCATTTTTGTTTATTAGCAATTCACGTCCAACTTGTCGGGCAAAAGATATGAAAAGGAGAACCAAATGGAAATAAACGTAATCGGACTTAGATCATTTTGCAACAAAACTTACTCGAATCAGGAATTTGTCAATAAAGTTTTTGTTGAATGTGACTTCTTGGGTTGTACATTTTCCAAATGTACTTTTATAGAAGTCTATTTCATCCAGTGCCGTTTCGATAGTTGCAGTTTTTACGACAATGACGGATTCTTTTACACCTGGGAAACACAATTTGAAAACTGCAGTGGAGATCTAGGAAAAATCCGCAGTCTATAGGAGGAACCCATGCGACAATCTAAGGAATTCCAACTAAAAAAGAGAGTCATCCAAAAAAGATGGCGCGAACTTTGCAAAATGTCTCCGCAAAAACTTCGGGAGACGTCTAATCGATATTTCAAATTTTCGGATCCGAACGTCTCTCTCGGAATAATTCGGGAGATGATCATGGAAGCAGAATTCGGTTTAGACTATTGGAATTTCATAGACTATTAAGAAAGGAGTCCAATATGAGTCACGAGATTTTCGGAGAAAGGTTTTGGGGGCATCGCAAGCCTGCCTGGCATAACTTAGGAGAGGTTTTCCAGGAGTCGTTAACCGCTATACAAGTCCTGGAGCGTGTTCAAGCGACCAAACCCATCTCTTTCGAGAAATGGGACGGGTTTTTTATCTCTCCTGACCAGCAAAATTTTCTGGCGCAGAATAAATCAGTTATTGTCCGTCGGTCTCCCGATGGAGATGAAGTCCTCGGACTGGTCAGCAAAGAATTCCAAATTTTAAGTCCAGAGGAAATCGGACAAATTTGGGACGATGTTTTAGGTTGGGAGGTAGAAACTCTATTCTTCACCAGAAATCGAATGGTAATAACCAGTCGGTTGCCACAGGTTGAACTGCATCCAAACGACCCAAGTGCTTGGAACTTACACGCTATTCTCGATTTCCCTTATCAGCCTGGAATCCCAATCCAAGCACGGATCGCTCCCGTGAGGGTCGTTTGCATGAATACTTTGGCTTCTTCCAGATTGGAAGCGACCTTAAACGTTTCCGCCAGACACAATTCCAAAGAAGTCCGAAAGATTGAAGTATGGCTAGACTCCTGGGCAAGAAGTTATCACAATACCGTAAGAGAATTAGAAGCAATTCTAAATCTGTTCGCAAAAACTCCGATACAATGGGAGGAAATTTCAGAGAGGTTTTTCGCGGAAGTTTTCAAGCAAAACTTCGAAAAACGATTAGAAAATTTCAACCGCATGCAAGTTTATGGAACTTCTGTGGAAACAGGATCCATGCTCGGTTGGCTAAACGCTATAACGGAATACGCCGACTGGGCTAATCGACACAAGGAAACTGAACTAACTACCTTGTTTGGTCACAGATATAACCTTAAACAAAAAGCTTTTGAGTTTGCTACCAGTGTAGCAATTGAATAATGTTTGCCCAAAACCCAAACCAAACAAAGTCCTTAATCAGGACTCTGTTTGGTTTAAAAAATCTGCTTTAGCATACAAAGCGATTTTGCACCAGCCATTTTCCGTGGAAATAACTTCCACTTTAGCAGATTCAGATAAGCTTCCAACAATTGGAGCAGACAGAGATGGATTCAATCTTACGTTTAGAGCAGGAACGCTTACTACAGCATGCCCTGCATAACCCTCTTTTATTCCTGTTGTAAAAGCAGAAATCGCTTCGAAAAACGGAGAAGGATCTATTTCTCCTTTGTTGTAAGATCCAGGAGCTCCAGGTACGCGCAATTCAAAATGCAAATGGGGTCCTGTGGAAAATCCCGTATTGCCAGACAAGCCTATCTGCTGGGATGGAAAAACCTTTTGCTGTACGGAGACATGAATTTTGCTAAGATGCGCGTACAAAGTCCAAAATCCATCGTGACAGAGCAAGATAAAATAACCATACCCTTTCTCGTCGTATCCAATTTTTTCCACAGTACCCTCTGCGGAGGCTAAAACTGGAGTCCCTACAGGCAAGCCGAAATCTAAGCCATTGTGCCCAGGTTTTCCGAATCGAGAGTAAATTTGCGGATTGGCTCCGAACAATTGTGTAATGGGAAACTTACCTGCGAATGGAAGACGTAATCTAATGGATTCCATGACTTAAAATTTCTAAAATTTGGGTAATTAACCAGATCAGGACTGTGCTACCAAGAATTCCCCCAAGCCAAGTTAACATTTTGTTAGACTGTTCCAATTTGGATACGATTTCTAACTTCCTTTCATGCTCTTCCAGACGTCTCCATGCAGCGTCGATTTTTGCTTCCAGAAGAGGATGAGACCCTGCCTGGTTGGTTTCTATGAGTCTCATTCTTTCCTCGAGAGTGCAAATTTTTTCTTTGATTTCCAAAATATCTTGAGCGATTTTCTCGATCTGCATGGAGACTACAGCAATTTGCTTTTGCAATGTGATGTATTCAGGCTCGGTCATCGCTTGACTAATTTATGAGTGGTTTGGTTAGAAATCGCAACCATAAGGACTATGCGCAAAAGGTTTATTACTCCTGAGGAGTCACAAGATACTTCTAGTTCTGGAATTGAGACGGAAAAATGGCAATATGCAAAATAAATTGCGACTGCCACTAGAGTGATCATACATAACACTAGCCACCTTTTTTGCTCTGGTGACAGACGCTCATGCCAGAGTCTAAATCCTGGAAAGTACTCTATTAGCAAGGATAGAATAGCACCTGCAATTAAAGATAAAGTTTCTTCGTTCATTGCACACCTCCAAAAAAAAAAAATCTAAAGAAATTATACCTTGGGTTTGGGTGGAAACGGCAATTTTACCACATCCGCGTACTCCAGAATTTGCGATACATCCACACTCGGAGTCTCGGTATCTAACCTCCACGTCTCTGGCAAATCCCTGAGTTCCTGACGATACTCCTGCCATGCTCTCTTATCTGCCACTACATCTGGCAGCATAGCGTAGTCGCTCTCGGCAAGTAGCTTATTTCGATACTCCCGAATCCAGCGTTTAATAGTTGATAATGTTGGTTTGTCTTTTTGAATTTCGACTAGATTACCCCCCTCGTCTGGTATAAAATGCATATTTTGTTCGTATTCTGCTTCTGCTTTTTGCAATTGTTCTAACAATTTTTGCTCTGCAGCTTCTTCTGTATCCTTGTCAGATAGCATTATTTCTACCCGCAAAGCTGGATATTTTTTAGATTGTGTATAAATTGAGTTTTGATTTGTACGATAGATGTCCATAATACCTCTTAAAAATTTGTGTAATAGAAATGAAAATAACCTGCCCTGGGACCCGTGTTGGTTCGATTACGAACAAATATACCATGTCGGGTGGGAGTAAAACTATAAGATGCAGACGCAGTAAAACTGCTATGTACATCATCATTTGCATAAAGCCAAATTATTGATGATGTTCCAATAGTCATTCTCAAATAAAGTGCTTTTCCCCCAGGAAACGTACTAGATAGTTGTATTTCTGTTATTGTTGTTCCAGAACGTTCGCGTTTGAACAAAGCAGCATCATAAGAGCTGTAAGTTCCAACACCACCTCTGATGAAAAATTCGACGGAGTATTCATTATTATTGTCTATATATCCATTATCAATTCTTATACCCACATCTACATTATTTGAGTCGGCAGCACACCACGCATTAATGCTACCATTGATAGGTACGTTTTGACTTTTATACAAGAAACAAGTTATATTTACTTGAGAACTGCTTGGGGCAGCTTGTAATAAATGATTGATAACATTATAGACAGTCCAAGATGGTGTTGTTGTCCATCCAGTCCAATAAGACGACAAGTTACTAGTTGTGAAATGGTCTCTCATAGTGTGAGATGGAAACTTTGCAAAATACCCATTTGTATCCAACCCATGCCCATTTAGTACCAAAGTCTTTCCAGTTTGAATCTGCACTCCATCCGAAATCTCACTCATTACACTATCCCCAATCGCATTCGTCCCCGTAAATTTGGGGATAGTATTAGTTGTCCCTGAACCCAACACTGCCGTTCCAGTCCCTGGCACGGTCAGTGTATAATCCTTTGTACGCACCGTGTTAGTGCGCTCGTTTTTGAGCCCGTTCTCGTCAACCGTTACCGCAGTGACGGGAGTAGTACTTCCCGTCGGAGTGACTTCCACGTCCAGCTTTGTACCGTGTGCCGTGCTCGACCAATTTTGTGCCGCTCGCAAATTTATCCTTACCCGACTTCCACTAGACCAATCTGTGCCATCATGACCGAGAGCGGAAATCCGACCGAGCAGGTCGTTGTTCTGCACCGCTCCACTTCCACTTTGGCGAGAGCGCCAAAAAGCCAAGAACGGATTATAACTATCGGTTATGCGTCGTATGTCTACATAGCCACGAGACCAGAAGGTCTCGCCATAATCTCCGTAGATAGTGTCACCGATAAGTGCCAGAGCGTCCAAATCAGAATCATATTCGATACCCGTTACGGCTTTAATCTGGTTATTCACGTCCCAAAAGACGACTTGATTTTGCGACCCCGTACCTTGTGGGATGACTTTGAACTCCAAACCGTCTTCGGCAGATTTGACGGAGACAACCTTGTTGGCTTGACCTGAGTAACTGCTCGGCGTATCGGTAAGACCGAGAAACGTAGAAGTCCCTCCACTCAGGTCACCGTTTAGCTTTGTCAACGTGCCGTTGACGGTAATCGTATCATATTGCATCGCGTAAACTTGTAATTCCTCCCCTGCCGCGACGAAAACCTTATTAGCGTAACTTCCGATTACCTTGACCACAGCCATCTATCCACCTCCAAAACTTGCTATTTGCAATCCGTAAGTCGTACCATTAAAACCACAATGTGCGATTTGACCTGTACAAGCATGAGTCACGCATCCATACCCTTGTCCAGAAGTAGAAATCCCTTCGAAGTAACACAAATCCGCGTAAAGCGTTGTTGCATGGGGTCCCATAACTAAACCAGCAGCCGTCCCAGATGAAGCTGAAGCAAACGCGTAAACTCGACTCAAAGCAGCCGAGTAAGCAACCTGGATTGCATAAGTCGTCCCAGAACTGCTATTGCTGGCATACACCAGCAAATCTCGAAAGGAGTAAGCTGAAGATTGACAATAAATTCCACGTACAAGAGTCGTAGAGTTCGCACTGAACAAAAACGCAAGGTTATCCAGCGCAACCTGTCCAGTAGTGATAGAGACCAGATTTCCACTCACAAACCCTGCGGCATTGCTGATTACGGCTCCTTTGTGGTAAGTATCCAAAGAAACGTTCCGCACTGGATCCCGAACTCCGATAAGTTTTATCCGCTTGTTAATACTTAGTGTACTGTTTAGTTGGATAGGTACCGCAGGAATGGTAATCGTGTCATAGTCGGCAGCAGCACCAATTGCCGCTCGCAATCCGTCCTCGTCTGCTGTGTACCTGCGAACCTTCGAGCCATAAAGCACGATTTCCGCTCCTGTCTCACTGCTGGACGTACGCTTGGAAAGATTAGCCAGCTGTTCGATGTCCAGCATAGCGAAAGGACGTAACCGCTCCCAAAGCTCATGCGCTGTCTCAGGCATCAGTAAACCTCCCCGATTTGATATGGACTGCTCCGACCCGCAATGCGACTAATGCGCCACTTACCTGTATGATATTCGATCTCCTCTGGCATGAAAGACACTCTAAGTTTAGTATCCTCGAGCAAATAATGTTCTCCAACTCTCGGCATATCGAAAATATCTGCATAATAACGTGTTCTTCCGTCGGGAAGCAAGTAATAGTAATTGCTTTCTGTCGTTGGTTCTGTTGGTAGTAATTTGCAAATTAACCTTCGGTTTCCATCTACATATGCAATGGCTCGATTGCTTTCCAATTTTAAGAGTTCCTTAAGCTCATACAATGCTGTGTTATAGCCCTCGCGGAAAACACTCGTTTCTGTAGCAAAGTCTGCTTGGAATTCTACCCCACTTAAGAACTGTCCACAATTTGTTACAATGTTTTCGATTTGTTCCTTAACGCTCCCCATGCCGATGAGCTCAAAGTTAAGATCTCCCTTTTGAGGTGCTGGTTTCCATCTCGACAAGTTCGTGTACCAAAGATAGGGATCTCCACGGGGATATCCTAAATCTACATTGGTATCCACCATGAAATATTTACTCGCATCTACCGTTCCAGAACGCTCAATCGTTATCCAATAAACCGTATTTGGATTCAGACCAACAGCACTCGAAAATTCTTTTTCCACCCAATCAGAGGAAGTTCCAATTTCGCTTGCGGGAATAGTAACAGTTGCCAAAGCAGTCCCAGGTACACCACTATTATCAGCGCATAACTTTACACCCAAATCATCTGTAGGAGGGTTGTTCTCTGGATACTTCCACGGACGGATGCGGATTTTCTTTGCCGACCATCCATCGGCAGAAAGCAATTGCACTTGTTGAGCAAACTTCGGTCGGTCATCCTCTCCAATTTCTCGACCACCCGAACCTGTCTCCGTGTATGCCTCGTAACCTTTATCGTTTGCATAATATACCCAGTCCAAGGTTTGTATCAAGCCAATAACGCCGACAACAACTTCATCTCCTCCCAGACCAGCAACGTCCAAACCGACGCTAGGATCCTTGTGCAAGGTCAGATACTTGCTGGCTAGGGTATTTATTTCGCTCTCTGTTTTCTCCGAGACGGTCAAGAGTTTTTGCTTTTTTCCATAAGTTTTTATGCTTATGCTATCTTCGACCCAGTCGGTCGCAATATTTTTCGATCCAAGAGCGGATATGACTTTTACGCTATTGTACATATCCTCCAAACTGCTTTGCAAGGTCATTTGTCCATAGGGCACGCGGACGTTATTAATCAACCCAAGCCATTTACCCTGTCCAGTTTCATCCCATAACTCCACATAATTGCTTATTAACGCTAAATACTCCTCTTCCACCCCAGCAAACGGTAAAATGACCTCTGCGCTAATTAACCCACCAAAAGATGCCAAAATAACCCGTTCGACCCGAGTGGAATTTTCTGTAAAAATTGTGTACAGGGAGTTTCGATTCAGTATTTTAGCATGGATCATGCTCGCGTCCTCGACCTCGCAAACGCTTGCACTTCGACACGTTTTAGGACATGTCCAGCTCCGCGCATTTTAAAATATACAACCCCATCCCGATCTGGCGTAAAAGTAAGATTACCACCTCCTCGAATAATCCAATGATCGATTATTCGATTGTTACTGTTTGTCACCCACGCTCGTCTTATAGCACCATCCACAAATAGAGTTTCACCAGTCTGCAAACCTCTTCCGGAAGCAGAAACAACTTCTATTACGTCTCTTGCTGGAAAAATTTCCAAGTAATCCAAATCTACAGTAGTCGCAGTAGAAGCGATTGCCATCAAATGCACGTTATAAATCTCATTGTAGTCATTAGAAACTCTATGCAGCAAAGTCGAACGGAGCACACCGATTTTGCAAAGCTCTTCTGGATGACTTTCTGCTTGGAGCCATTCGGAGAATACTGCTGGATCTTTGCCGAACCTTACTCCAAATCTCACATCGGAATTAGGGTTTAAAATTCTGGCTAAAATCAGCAAAGCGTCAAATTCCAGATTCGTTGGAGCAGACAATTCCCAGTGGATAACGCTCGTCCAGGAAGTACTTACAGATAACTCTTTGTAATATCCATACTGGTACAAATTGTAATTTGGAGCACTCGGTTTGGTAGTTCCTCCCGTGCCGTAATAAGCGTCGAGCACACGGTTAGATTGTACATTATCAGACATCTGATTGCCGATGGATAACAAAATCGAATCTATCGGCTGATTGTCTAAAGACTTTATGTGAAGTTTTATAGGATAACTGAGTTGACTTTTGAATTCTTGGAGATGGCTGGAATAAAAGTATCTCAAGTAATTGT